TTCTACATTGCCTGCTGGAACACGGAATAGTCTTCCATCTGGAGTTTCCATATCGAAAGTGTCGCCTTCGATTCCCTGAGAAACAGCGCGACCATTCAAATTCTGAATCATGCCATTAACACGACGTATAAGTGCACGGAGACCGCCACCCATTTCAGCAAAGCGACCCTTACGGTCACGACGCTGACGCATTGCACGAGCACGACGAGCTGCAGAAGAGTTTCCATCTCCTAGAGCTGCAAGAAGTGCATACTGAGGAATTTGTCCTTCTGGGAAAGACTCGAGGCGAGCAACAGAGTATTCGTACTCTGCAGAAGCTGGGTGTGCAGTAAGTGCAGATGCAAGAAGTGTCTTGATTGCTGCGTCTTTAATAGTTGGGTCATCAGTCACCCAACGGGCACGGGACTGCATCAATGATGCGGTAGTCATATCATGTGCACGAGTTGAACGTGGGTGTGCAACTGGAAGAAGGTCTGTGTGTTCTGGCTTACCGTTTAGGACACGGTTTTGTTGAGCAAGAGTGACGTACTGAGAAAGTTCTGTAAGAGCGCGGTGCTTGCGAACAGAGAAAGGCTCTGCTTCATTCTTAGCAATTGAGCGGTCAACAATTGTCAATGCTGCACGAGCTGTAACTAAACGAGTACCAGTGAATTCGGTGTTGGCTTCTTTAACAAGAGCGAGGGCAGCATCTTTAATCTTTTGTGTCTGCTCTTCAATAGTGCTGAGATTCTTTGCACGCTTGATAGGTACGCAGTTAGGCACTTTTTTCCCGTTCTTCATTTTCATTCCGATTTGCTCGTATCCGTCCCAGCAAGGATTCTCAGCCATTACATATCTCCCTTAGGTAGCAAATCAGCATCGAGGCTGTCGTGTTTCATTGTTGCGAGCATTGATGCACGCTTAAATGGGTCTTCACCATTCTTAACTGCGCGAAGCCATGAGGCACGGAATGCTGGCTCTGCTTCGTATCCCAAACCAGAGAACTCTGTAAGAGCAAGAATTGCCTGCTCTGGTGTTTCATAGTTAAGGTCTACAGTCAATTGAGTCTCTGCATATGCAGATGCAAGAAGAAGTTCTAGGTTGTCATCACGACGCTGTGGAACATCATAACCAGATACTGAACCTTCTGGAAGAACAGCGAAACGGCACTTGCCATCTGCTTCAACTTCAAGAGAGATAATCTGACACTTGTTAGGGCCTTGGAAGAATACGCAGTTTGAACACTTAACGCCGATGTCTTTAACTTCGTTCTCATAAGCAGGTGTGTAACCAGCCCACACTCCGTCGCCATCTTGGTCAAATGGACCGTGCTTCTGAGTAATTGCAATAAGTGCATCTGCTAAATCTTGTTCTTCTGGAATCAAACCAGATGCTGTGACTGCCTGACCCTTAGAACTAACTTTTGTAGAACGTGGGTGTGAGACTGGTAGAAGGTCGTTGTCTGCTTTGTAGGAAGCGTTAAGTGGCTTACCTGCGCTAAGTAAACGAAGGAATGCATCAACACGAGTCATTGCCCAACGACTACGAGTTGTTCCTTGGTGTTGTGAAACTGAGAATGAAGATGCGCCACGACGGTAAACAGCTTTAACCATTGCAACAGATGCTTTACGGTCAGATGCTGCGTACTTGTTGTAGTCCTCAACTTTTTTCTTTAATGCTTTTTCTGCACGAACACCAAATCCAACTGTGTAAGCAACGGCTTTAGGCTCTGCTGGTTCGGACACAGCGGCAGGTGTTGGTTCTTCTGTCTTCTCTTCTGTTACTGGACCACCAGCAACCCAAGCGCGGCAGGTGCGTGCTGATGCACACTTAAAATCAAATGCTTCGCAGTAGCCAAGTTCGCCTGCTGCATCAATTGCATCAAACTCATCTGCGTTATCGGTTAGACCAGTCTCAATGCATGAAAGCATCTCTGGTGTCTGAATGAATACAGCGCAATTTCCGCAAGTCTGCTTCTTCGCAGTCTCTACATCAACGCCCCACTCGCCTCCAAGTGCAGTCCAATACTCTTCGTTTGGCTCTGCTGGATTAAGTGGACCGTACATTGCTGTATCGATTGCGTTCTTGCGGTTCTTAAGATTAAGTGCGATATCTTGTGTCGCAGGTGGGCAACCTTCTGCTGCTGCAGTTACAGGAGTTATTGGGATTAACTTCTTTTCAGACATTACTGCGCTGCCTCTGGTGTCTCAGGTGTTACACCTTCTGCTTCAGGTGTTGCACCTTCTTCTGGTGCAGGAACTTCTCCAGCAAGAACATCTGCAACGTTGGCTGGTAGAGGTGCAACTGATGCAGCCTGTTGAGCAGCCTTAACTGCGTTCATCATGTCTGGAGCAACAGCAGCAAGCATTGCTTCTGTTAGCTCAGGTGTCATTGCACCCTTTTCAGTCATCATGCGAAGTGCAAGTTCATTTGGAGTTGGTGCATCTTGGTCTGAGAATCCGTGAGCACGACGCCATGTGTCAGAAGAAACTGCCATACGGTCATAACCTGCATCTGCATCTGCAGCGCGGTCGTTACGTGTGGAAACTGCTGATGGGTCATACCAAACTGTGATTCGGTTTGCTTCAGACTCTGTGTAACCATTTGCCATGAGGTATGGACGTAAGTAAACAACTGTGAGTGAGTCACAGATAAGAAGCATCATTGGCTCGATGTGTGCCTTGTAAAGTGCTTCGTCAATCTGTAGAGCGTTTGAGTACTTAACGTTTGCTAGACCTGTTACAACATCCTTTGGAACATCTAGTCCCTGCAAGATGCGCTCTAGTACACGGTCTGAACGCTCAGCAAGTGCTGGGTCGAATGAACGCTCGAACTTGAACTGCTTAATCTTGTCACCAAGTTCTGCAGGACCACGAATGATAAGCGGAACAACTGCTGATGCGGACTCTTCGTCACGAATCGGAGTTGTCATCGCATCGATTAGTTGTTCTTCGAATTCATCTTCTGCTTCTTCAGCAGTAAAGCCTGCGCCGACGCCATCCTCAGAATCGTATGGGTAGTCTGGGTCCGCTTGCGCCGCAACCGAGAGACCATCTGGAAGATAAAGAGCACCAGCATTGAGGCGAGAGCGAGCCGTCGCACGGAATGTCCTGTTCAGTAGTAGGAGTTCAGCACATAGGTCTAGTAGACCGCGTAGTGATGAGTCAGCTTCGTCAGAGAATCGTGGGTGTGAACGCCAGATGCGTCCTACGAAAGCTTTGTTGCCAAGACGAGAAACACCGAATGCTTGTCCTTGTCCTTGAGTTTGCTCACGGCGACCGATGACATTAAGTCCACCCTTTGCGTCAGTGATAACTTCATCAACGGAACGGACGTCCCAAGATTCAGGAGTTCCTGTTCCAACCTTTGCTGGCATTTGTACTAAGTAGCACTCACCTGCAACAGAAAGATTTAGAGCTGCATCTTTTAGAAGACCTGCTTGTCCACCGTATGCAGAGTTAAGGCGCTCGAGTGCACGCTCTGCAGCAGATGCAAGTTGTTGGTCAACAACACGAGATTCGTTTACTGAAACTGGAGCCTGTGATGCATCGTCAACAGCAGCGGCGAAAATTCGGATTCGTGAAACTACAGATGCAACAAGATTGAATGCATACTTGATTTCACCAATTGCGTCGTAGTATTCCCAGGCTTCTTGCTGCCATGCGCTAGAGGATGCGTGACGACGAGTTTTAAACTGCTCAAATTCTCCCTTGTCGTTAACTTTTACCTGCGCAGCGGCAGCAGTCATTGAACGAGGAGCGTTATAGGAAAGTGGCTTAGGAGTGTTTGCTCCTGAAGTAAAGATTGATGAAAGACCAGTTGGCTTAGGTGCCTGTTGGTTGATGACTACTTGAGTCGAACGATTCGTGGAGCGCTTTTTACGAGGTTTGCTTGTTGCAGCAGGAGCCACTGGCTCTACTACTGGCTCTTCTTTTTTGAATACGCTCATTGGCGATTCTCCTCGTCATGTTTGTTACGGAGCATGAAGTTATTTATCCTCATACGCAGTTAACAGCCCTGCTACTGCGGATAAGGCGAATACCGAAGCCACAGCAATAGTTACTGTAGTAATGATAGCAAAGCCTAGAAGGATTGATGCTACCCAAATGGACAAACACCACTCACAGGTTAACAGGTATCCGAGTTTTTTAGACTCGGGTGGGAACTTGCTCCACCACCAGTTGCGGAACCCTTCGGTAATAACGTCCCGCGTTAGTAGTCTGGTAATTCTGTAAGTTGCTAGGGCAAGAATAATAAAGCTAAACCAATCAAGCATTTGGGTCCTCGCTCGAGGTCACGACGGCAGAACCCCGAGGATTCCAGCCACGTAGTCGAGAACCACAGCCGCAGTTATCGTCTCGGAGGATGGCAATGATTTTTCCTGAATCAGTCAAGATATGGGTAGTTTTGCCTTCGTTAGACATTTCCTTTACTTGCTCTCTAAAAATGACCTTTGGGCCTTCTGGGGAGTCTTGAGCAATAAGAAGGATGTTCTCAATTACTACGGCACGAGTTCTATCAACTCGACGCGTCCCCTGAGGGGCATCGCCAGTAGTTTTAAGCTGGGTATAGTCATCTAAGGACCCAGGCTCAGCTAGTCGAACGACGGCGGGGAAAATATCTACATGCTTGCGCATCATTCAACATACTCCGATGGCACATAGAAGTTATCCCAGCCCCAAGCGAGCTTGGCAACTTCTAGCGGAACAACTAATGGATGGGTGCGCTTAGTATTCTGAATCATCTCGTAAACCTCGTCACGAGTATGTACAAATGTCGCATTTCGCCATGAACGGTTAGTTGTAAGGCTCTTAATAGGGAAAGCCATTGGGTAACGACTGTTTTCGGAGGTCATTGTCTCAAGTGCTCGTGATTGTCTTGAACTCTTGGATTTCGGGTTCATCCACACAACAATGGCTAATTCATTCTCTGCGTAGGTGCCTGTAAGTGTCTTGTATTGACGGCTCACTACTTACTCAACCTTCTAGCCATGGCTCGGTAAGAAACTCCTGCTGCTTCAGCAATAGAGGCGGTTGGAACGCCCATAGAACGCAGTGTGCGTGCTACAGCGGTCAATTCATCGTTAGCCTGCGCCAAGGGGCTATCAGGGGCTGTCTTAGCCCTATAACGCTTTGCTAGGTCTGAAAGCTGCTTAAGGCGTGGTCTCATGTCTGTGGGGACTCCAGGGCTGATTGAGCGTAGGCGCGGAGCAGACTTGGTAGGAACTGAAGTTGTTAAGGATTTAGGTGGAGGGGCAGGGATTGCTCTCTGCTGCTCAATAGTCGCGGCTCGCTTTACCCAGAAGTGGATAGTTGTCTTAGGGCGTTGTGGATTAAGGGAATTACCAAGAACTTGAAGAGACCAGCCAGCTTCCCAGAGGGAGCGGAGGCGGGACTCAGCTTCTGGACGTGGCAATGCCGCGATGAAAGTAACTTCATCCTGGGGCAATTGATTCTTTAGGTCCATTCACTTATCGTACAGTATTTTGAGGTTGGTGTACGGGAAAACTACGAGGGGCATAGTCATTGTACGAAGCGGACGCTTCTCTGAACCTTTACGTTAAAATGCTTTTGACCTGTGAGACGGAAGTGCTATATTTTGGGACTTCTTCAAATCGTTTCCAAGTTCTTTTTCTGGATTTTTGTAGTCGATTGGATTTTTGCGCCTTGCTTGTTTTCTGGGCTTTGTGATGTGCTTTTAGTTTTATTTCTGGCTTTGGGACTACATTTCGATAGGCATAGGCACTAATAGTTCTTTTGTTGTGAATCTAGTCAATGCTTTTAGTGCTTAGTGAGTCTTTATTATGTGTTTATAGTCTTAGATGAACAACTAGTTCATGATGTTGATGTTGTTGTGATGTCTACCAAGATGACTAGTGTGTCTGACTTGACAACTATCAAATAAGTCTTTGCACTCTCACACCTAGAGTGCTAGTGCCAACTAGAAACGACACACCTAGTAGGTAGACTTGACAAAGTGCAGGGAAGTATTATGATTGAGGTAGTAGGACAAGCCTACGAAACGACGAAGGGATACAAGGTGCCTAAGCACACACACCTAGTAGTTGCCTACAACCACGAAACCAAGACCTTTTGGTTCGATGGTGATGGGTCAAGGGAATGGATACGCAGAGCCATGGAGATAGAAACTAATACATGGTCAGACGAAGACGAAGCCTATGTGTCAATAGACAAGGCTTTAGAAGATGAAGCAGTCGAAGCACTCGACCGCATGGGTATAGCAGTAGAACAAAACAACTGGCAGGAAAGGTAATCCGCATGAAACTCGCAATTAGAATCACAACCGCAGGCACTATCGAAGAGTTAGACCTATCAGGGGACAACAGCCTAGACACACTACAGACAGCCGTAGGTGGGTGGGTGCAGGCTATTGACCTAGATGAGTCCCTCACTATGTGGCTAAACGAAGAGGGAAAGCTTGTGGGACTACCGCACAACCCGTATGCACAGTTCGCATGGGATAAAAGGTTCGGGGCTCACACAGATTACACAGTCGGAGATGTAGTCTTCACAGGTGGAACAGACGACGAGGGCTATACCCTAGGGCTTGACCAAGACACCGCAGACCAAATCCGCATGATGGTTCAGCAAGTGGCACAGATAATCGAGCCAAGAATCGAAGTAGTCTTCTAATAACTCACGGGAAGAGCCCTCCGCAAGGGGGGCTTTTTTCGTTATCAAACCGTTATACGACACGCAGGTAAATCAGTTTGACAAAGTGCAGGAAGGTTAGTATCTTTATTACATAGGCACAAAGCCTAGACAGAAACGACGAAGGGGAAACAGATGTATAAGAATTACGGCATCAAGGTAACCGCACTAGGCACTACTTACTATTTCGTAGTAGACACTCTAGACAAGGTTCGTGAGTTGTATGAAGGTTCACACAGCATCACACTATTCGAGGTGACTGAAGAAACTCTCACAACAGGTGAGCCAACAGTCTTCCGCATCATGTCAGACCGTGAAGTTGCAGATGCTATCTTCACAACCGAGGGCGCAACCCTCTAAACCTAGAAGTAGGAAACAGCCTCCCGCAAGGGGGGCTTTTTCTTTTGCGACACGCCCAAAAAATAAATGCAGAATAGACTTGACAAAGTGCAGGAAGGTTGCAATACTTAGACCACAAGCAAGAAACGACGAAGGGAATCAAGATGATTGACTTAGTTCAAGACCTAATGGGAGTAAGACTAAACAAGCGTGGGCGCATAGTTATCGGCACACTAATGTTCGTAGCGTTCCTAATGTTGTGGGCGTTCCTAGACAACGCAACAACTCCAGAGATGTGCAAGGTTCCAACAGAGCAGATGAATCAGTTCTGCCTAGACCTTCTCTACCCTAACTAAGAGAAACGAAAGGACACACCGTGAGCAACTATCCAGCAGGCGTGACAGGCAACGAGTATCAGATTGCAGGTGCAGACGCTGAATACACAGAGGAGCGCACCGTTCGTTGCGATAACGAAGAGTGCAGTCAGTTCGAGATTGAGATTGACGCAGAGGTGGACATACAGTCTTACCACTACGAAGAGTGGTGGTCATGGACATGCCCAGAGTGCAAGACAAGCGCAGACTACGAAGGTGCAGTTCGTGAGTTCGAGCAAGAGTATGAGCCAGAGTTAGACTAACCGCAGAAACGGAGA